CCCCAAATCACGCCGCCACATGGAGGTAAGTATGGGACGGAAGCCCTACGTTGAAGGAGGCTACCCGGAAGTTAAATAACTTCTGAAGCGTTCAACAGAGTATTAATATCAAATTATTACCAACGATGAAAAATCGAATTTTCGGAGCTATCCTGCTTATCGGAATGGAACTCTTGGGATTTACCCAAGGGTACACAAACGGACAGCGGCAAAATATCTCTGACTTGAACAACGTAGGTACAGACGTAGACATAGGAAAATTATTGGAAAATGCCAAAAATGACTCCTATGATATTAATCGGATTATTACCGATGATAAAATACTGGCATACCATGGAGGGGTTATAGGCGAAGTTGAAATACAAGCGCCAAGACTCCAGAATTTGAAAATAGCGGCAATCACGCCGCAAGTGTTAACAACTAAACAGATACAGCCGTACGATTGGATAGACTCCAACGTTACCGGCAGCATATTCCTAGAGGTAGCTCCTTTTGATGTATATGTGAAGACGTACTGGATAGAGAAGAATACTTAATCATGAGGCCCCAAATTCACACAGCTCGCGTAAAAAGCGCGACATTAAGGCGGTTATATACCGCACGGCAACAAGTGACAGAACTCCTATATGTCTTACTGACTGGAGATGAATTTCTGACGAATCCACTTAAAGAGCTGCTGAGCCGACTGGACGGGAAAATCCATAGAATACAAAGTGAGATCCAGGGACTCCTACTCGAACTGCCAGGATATAATTTGGAAAGGTGTATACCGATTCGATTTATAAGTCAAGCAGATATAAACGCCCGTTTAATAGACATTTCCACCGCGGAGGATGGAAGTCGTATATTAGACTTAGATACAGGTGAAATTATTGTATCAATCGACCAGTAGCTCTGGCACCGCAACGGATGCGGTAATAATTATCCCTTTGGTACGACGAGCAACAAAGTAAAATAAACGATAGCGGAGCAGTAGTTTCTATGACAGAGAAATGAGCGGGCCAATCTTATCAGATTTTATCAAACTTAGTATTAATTAAGTAGACTACCATGCAAATAAAACCCTCTTTTTAGGAGACAATAAAGAGCAGAGATACGTAGTTAAGCGGCGGGGGGCTGTCGCGGTATAAAACGCCCAAAAATGATGTCCTAAACGGAGGTGTCACGTAGCTGGAGGCCTCGATCCTTAAATGGAGAAAACCAAAAAGCCAGCAAATGTAAGCGAACAACATAAGAAAGTTGCCACAGGTTTAAGCTTCGCAGTGTATCGCGAAGTAGGTGTCTAGACCTCTTGAAAATGTCGGCCCAGGCGAAAGCCGCAGGAATGAATTTATATGTAAATGTAAGAGTAGGAGGTATCGATGATATAATTTATTATATATGGAAAAATCTGACTGAGAAATCGACAAAATTATACTTCTGACATGAAAAGCATAAAATCGGGGTGTCCGAGATAATTCAATAGTTAGTCTTCTACAAAAAGCAGCCCAAGGTAGAGGGAAGTTCTCCAATGCTCAAGAGTGTATCAGCAACACGCGGCCGCCCAGAAAGCGTAAGTCCAAGAGTAGTCCAAAAAATGTCAGCAAGAGATGTAGGCAGCAACCTATATAAGCAGCACTAAAACATAGGACAAAAACTAATTTGTCAATAGTATATAAACTGGCTAGTAATGTGCAGGGTGGAAGTCCGACAAATTATAAAGTCATGTCTGTACAGGATTCGAACCCTGGAGCCCATGGACTCAAGAATGACAAATAGAGTAATTAAAACCGTTATACATGGAATCGGTTACAAAAAAAAATGTATCGTCATCGCTAAGCTGTGTTGGACGTAAACTAATGAGAAGTATTAATATACGTGCATTGTATGTACGAGAATCACATTAATATAGGCTGGGTGCGCTACCTAAACCACCAACCGCCCAACTACGGTATAATAGTAAGCAAAAATGAAAATAGGAAACTACGTACAGGCACCAGGACGTCAGACGTTATATGAAATCTGGAACAATACCCTACTACGACGGGGCTAAAGTTGACGTAAATAGCTAGGTATCAGCACCAAGCAGCATATTAGTATGTGCCCCCCTGTCCCGGGGTGCGCAGAAGGAAGCCAAAGGCTATTAAATCCATGCAGCAGAGAAAACTGCTTAAATCAAGTGGATGGGTAAAACACTATAAAACCATAAAGGAGTAAGTAATGCGACACGGCAAGAAAATGCTCTGGTCCGAAGTCTAGAACCCCAGTACAACACGTTACTGGCTATAAGAAGTTATAGTAAAAGGTTCAGAACGAGCCCATTCCAACCGGGTACACAAACTGCCCAGCGAAACCCCTTAGAAAAGGGTGTTGCAAGTATCTCTCACAATGATACGGGAAAGCCCTCGCCTATGAGCATATGATATGTAGTCACTAGATAGGACAAGGAAAAAGCTTAAAACAAACAGCATGCAGGGACTCGGGTCTCTGCTAGACAATAATCTAGAACTTTAGAACACTGTGGCCTCATTTGCCAAAAGAACTAATACGAGGTTCGTGCTACAACATAGTATTTTGTGAGTTTTTTCAACAAAAAATTCACGCCTTTCAAATATTATCAAATATGTATTTATCTAATCATTACCGGATGACACGGTGCAGCTAATTGTAATTTACTCAGAGATGAAATGAGGATAATGACTAGATATTAAATGACGGAGAAGCCCGTATTTGAACAAATGCATATTTATTTCTTTACTATTTTACTTCGCTTTTAAACCACTTTTTATGCAATACAATAAAATGTACCATAAGACGTATGAAAGTGTCTTAAATAGCCTTAAAACCGCCTTAAACGGCACGTGAACGCATATGGAATACTGTCAAATCTTAAAAAGCCAATAAGCCTAAGGAAATGAAGTTGATTATAGGGGATCTACCTATAAGTCTGACCGTAAGTCAGTCTCCTTCGGGATAACAGATGAACTAACAAAAACTGGTTAAATGTACGTGGGACCTTATGAAATCCAATATTAACAAATCTTAACAGATAGGTATGCGGCGCAACATTCCACGGCAATCAATGCAAATTTTCAATTAATCAATAATTTAAAAAGGAGGTCAAAGTGAACGACAAAAAAAATAAAGCAGCACGGCAATTGTTTGTGGGTGCAGCAGTACACAATTTATTTGCAATGCCTGCAGTAGAAAATTACAAATCTACTCGCGAGAAAGACTTGCAAATCGTAGTACCAGTAACAGCGGTACATATCAACACAACGGTGGTTAACGAAATTAAGTTACTTAACGGCCCCGGCTCTCAACCAATTTTGGTTGTAAACGGAGGTTCAAAGAAACTTGAAATCCCTGCCAATTCCGAATTCGTGAACGACGTTCGCCAATTCAAGTTCGAAAATGCGGAAGAGTCACCAAAGGTGTATTTGAGCAGCCATAAAACAGCTTGCGATATCGCCGAAGCACAAAACAACGGTGAAATCATTCGTATCGACGCAATCATTACTGAGCTCGAAGCGGCCAAGAAGATGTTGAAAGACATTAATGCGGCTAATCGTATCGCGTCAGCGGCTTATCCCGAAGACGAAGAGTAATCCGCCAAAATCATATTCAATATGAAAAAGGCAAATGTAAAAGAAAAAGACGAAACAACGCTAAACAACGTGGATAAAACCCGCTTAGCAGAGTTAGTCGTTTTCGCCGTGAACCCCCTTAACAGATTTTCAATCAACGGAAAGGGAGAGATTTATTTAAATCAAACGTGGTTAAGAAGAATATTCGGAAGCAAAGCTAACGATTACGATTTTATGGAAATCACAAAATTGATTATGGATAAATTACATGAACAAAAAGGGAAAATCCCTTATGTTAAGCAACTATGCGGAGGAGCCCTAGGCGAATTAATCGACTCAGGAAATCGCTCAACCGTAATCTCTGATTTATATCAGGCGTTTCTTGTCACTAAGCAGCCAGAATCTCTTCGGAGAGAAGGTGAAAAAACTGAGGTAACTCAGCAATTGATTACTCTCCATACAAAGAGAAGAATCATGCCTGCAGTATATTTGGGCGACCGACTATACTTCGAAACTGCAGAGGGCATAGCCGACCTGATGAATACTTACCCCAACATAGCAATTGTTGAGGATCGACGATAATTAATAAAAATACAGCAGAAATCCAGCGACGGGCAACACCATAAATTCAATAAAAATTAGGATGTGTCGGGCAACACCGGTATAGCACAGAATAGTTTTTGATAGCGAACGGAAATCAGCTTAAGAATAAGTAATTAAAGTCAAAGATATTGCGACCTTCCCTTAACCGGGAGGGTCGCCATTACTTTTATCGTATGAGAGGGAAACTCATACCTTAAACTACGGGGAGTCAAATACTTTGGGGAAAGTAAACATTAGTATAAATCAAAAATACATATATCAAAATGACAACAACTATTAAAATACAAACCCCAAACGATTTATTGACAATTCGCGAAAATCTTATCGCGGAAATCAAAAAAAGCTGGTCAATTATTTCGACCAATAACGTTTTCCCAAAAGGAATGATGCAAAAGTATGACCTAAACGAGGTATACAAGCAAATTATCAAAAACGAGGATAAACTTAACACAATTAAGATTAAACTCCAATTGATTAATCTTGGATTTACAGATTTATCTGCATTACCAAAGAAAAATGCACAATCAACCATATTCGCACTTGGACAAATCAAAGAGCGCATTACCAAACTTGGGCTAATTCCAACCAAAAAAGAAGACGGAGAAACCGTGTCATTGACACGCAAATTCATTGAGTCAGAGATTGAACTTCTATCAAAGACGCAGAAAAAACATGAAGACTTTCTTGCAGAATACAATTCTACAATTAGCTTCGCAGCTTAATATAACGACGAAATAATCCACAACTGAAATCGTTATAAAAACAAAATTTAGGGGCAATGGTGTAATACTAATAAGTGACAGAAATAATTAGTAGGTGAGTTCAATCCTCACGCTTTAACGAAAAAAAATAACAAAAAAATCTGTATGAATAGCCTGAATATACACGGAATGGAATTTTTACGTCCATGCGAAGGTGAGAGAGTATAAAATAGATATTTTTTGTTAAAAACAAGAGTATTATGAAATATTCAGAATTAACAATCCATGAGAAAATAAATTATAAAACCCATTTGATAAATCATACAAATTTTATGAACTCAAAAATATTTGAAAAAATAATAAATGACGATATAAAAGTACTTGAAACAAGAATAGGTTCTCCGTTTGGAATGATATATAAGACTCAATTCAAAAGAAGTGGATTTAGATTCTATGGATACAAAAAAACAAGAAGATGAGACCAATAGAAAGAATAGATGATTTTCTAGAGTTAGTAGATTGGGATAGATTATTTAAATCATGGGGACTAGAATTTGACAATAAAAAATACTATTACCTAGAAGATTTTCATAAATTATTTATCCAATATTGGAAGTCAAATCCAGGCCAAAGAATTGGACAAGTTCTTATTAATTTAGGGATAATAACGGATTCGCCAGAGGCCTGGAATAAAGAGGACTACTCGATATTAATCGAACAAGGTCTTCCGCCAGAAGAATGCCTTTATTGGACTTCTATATATGACGAAAACGAAAATATATTAGAAGAGCCAATAACAAGAAAAGTAAGCACCTTAACGGAAGCTCACTTAAAGCGCATAATTGAATTCATGCATACAAACGGAGGAAAAATATCCATGGAAATGGATACGGCTTTCTTAAATATGCTTGACAAATACAAAAAACAAGAGCTAGAGGAAATTCCTTTAGCTGCATAATACAAATCCTATCAAATCCTATCAAATAAACTTAACTTTTAAAAGTAAAGAAAATGCTGATAGAACTAGATTTGGACGAGGCAAAGCGCCTCAAAATAACAGTTACTCAGTTAATATTAATTAGTTTAATAATGGGAAGTCACGATATCAAATCGCTCGCGGATGTTATCCCCGTCGGCGAAGATGACATTAAAAAACTAATAGAGTTAAATATACTAACAAATGATTCAGTATTAAACCCAGGAAACTTCAAAGGTCTACAAATTACAGAAGAGTTTAGAAATAAATTTAAAGTAAGAGACTTTTTCTCAGAGTTTTTCGATTTGTACCCAGCGTCAGTACTACGAAGGGATGGTCTTAAGGACTATCTTCGAGGAGATATATCACGATGCAGGAAATACTACGAAAAAATAGTCGGGAAAAGTAAAAGTAGGCATGAACATATAATGGAATGCTTGAAATTCGAAATAGAAAGTAGAAAGAGAGCGAATTCATTAGGCTACATGAAGAGAATGGCTAAATGGCTTATCTCAGAGGAGTGGAAGCTATACGATGAATTTATGAAAGATACAAACATTCAAACAAAAGCAGAGGAGGTTTATGGAACAATCGTTGAATAAACGGGTATTGCCCTATAAACACATTGCCACTGCCACGAGAGAAATAGTTAGCTATATTGGAGATAGAAGAACAGGAAAAATTAATTCGCTAGCCACTAGATGGCCAAAATTCAATAAGCTCGCAATGGGCGGAATTGAACCAAATGCGATTTACTCTATAGCCGGTATATCCGGAAGTGGAAAATCCAGCTTCGTCAATACTCTTGAAACTGATTTAATTGATTTAAATCCACATGAAGACATAGTAATTTTGTCTTTCTCGTATGAAATGTTGAGCTCAAAGCAAGTTGGTAGAAAACTATCAAATAAGCTAAAGCGAACGACTTCAGAGCTATATTCAGCCTCGGATCGCGGAAACGTAACTGACGCGGAAATGGCTCAAATAGAAGAGAAAGCGAAAGGAATAATGGATTACCCAATCTATTATATAGATACACCTGGAACTGTCCAGGAGATGTCAAACACAATCAAGTTCTTTTCAGAAACTATCGCAAAAGGTAAATGGTTAGTAATAATCATAGACCATACCCTTTTAATAAAAGGCACTGGGACAGGAAATGAACGAGAAGTTATTGTGGATTTAGAAAAAATGTTAATGGAAACTAAAAAAGTTGGAAAAACTTCCATTATACAAATATCCCAAATGAACAGAAACATTGAATCGCCCGAAAGGATTAACAATGCGTCACTTCATTATCCTCAACGCAGCGACTTGTCTTCAAGCGATGCTGTATTTCAGGCTTCAGATTACGTTATTATAATACATAGACCCGAAGTATTAGGCCTATTATCTTATGGATATAATGCACTCCCCGTAAAGGATGTAATATACCTTCATTTTCTAAAAAATAGAGAAGGAGATGTCAAGATATTGAAATTTATCAATGACTTGAAGTATAACAATTTCAAAGAGCCAGAGGAGGAGCAGGAACAAAAACTCCAACAGGAATTATTTTAAAGAAATTTCTCAATAACAAATTATGGATAACAAAAATAGATTCTCAGTACGTTTGGGCAAAGGCCCCGTAGGTAAAATATATAAAGGCGCGTTAATTAATGCAATCGAAAATCGCTTCCCATGGCTAACCGCCGCAGGAATTGATTCTCCATTCTATACAAACAACGGGCGACCAGTACCAAGCATTGAAAAAGCCGGAAATGGTGATTTCTTGACATTTGGACTTGAAAAAGACCACGATGTAGATTGGACTGAAAATGCAGGGTATCTTTTGACAAAGGGACCTCATGCAGTATACGATATCGTAGAGGACTGGAACTCAATCACAAATAAATTGGAAGCATTTGCCAATTCTCGCAAACCAAACCCAGTGTACGGTAATCACTGTGCATGCAACAAATGCATGGCTGCTCGCTTAGCAGGTAATAAAATCGAAGTTTTCAATAACTACTTTAAAATCGGTTATACTATCATTCCACGCTTCGCATACGCAACCACTTTCACAAATTACACTTCAGTCGAAATTGAGACAATCAAGACTGTAATCGTAACAATCAAAAACTTGTATTAATCGTAAAAACCTGATTATATGAGTGGCTGAATCAAAAACTATCAAATACTATCAAATTCTATCAAATTGAAGCCATTTGTCTGATGAAAATCAAACAACATGATTCAATTACCAACAATAAAAACTACTCCAAAAATTAACAATCCAAGATTTTTGGTATTCTTCGGTAAGCCTAAAAGCGGAAAGACTACAATAGCCTCGATGCTCGAAGATAACCTAATAGTTGACCTTGAGAACGGAACAGACTTTTTGTCAGCTCTGGTAGTAAAGGCCACTACAATCGATGAATTATCAGAAATTGCCGTATCAATAAAAGAAGCAAACAAAGCTGCTGGAGGTTATGCCTATAAATATCTAACGATAGATAATGGGACTAAACTGCAGGAGTTAGTAATGAGTCTAGCGTTGAAGTTGTACCGCGAAACCCCAATGGGGAAGAACTATTCGGATGACGTAAGAAAACTGCCCAATGGAGCTGGATATTTATACATTAGAGAGGCCTTTTTTAAGGTTATCGATTTGTATAAAACGCTAGCACCTCATTTAATATTGATTTGCCACACAAAAGACAATACAATAAGCAAAGACGGGAAAGAGCTTTCTGAAATGTCAATAGACCTAGTAGGACAACTAGCTAGACTTATAGCTGCTGATGCAGATGCAATAGGATATGTTTATAGGAGAAAGAACCAGACCATTATGAATTTTAATGGTGGCGGGGACTTCATAGTAGAGGCAAGACAACCACATTTACGTGGGCAAGAAATAGTAATAGCAGAGTCCGATGAAGACAATAATATTACTGCGAATTGGAATAAAGTGTTTTTGCCGAA